CCGCACGCCCTTGGTCCAGCCTGGAACGCAGATCGTCGCGTCGATGTTCTGCTGCGTCACCGACGGGTTGCGGAGAATTTCCACACGCACTGGTTGTGCCCGCGCCGGAATAGTAAAAGTAAGCAATAGCAGAAAGATAATCGGCATATGTGCGCCTTCCAGAATCGCTTCATGGTCGGCGACCATAGCACGCTATGGTTGTATATTGGTTAACGGAGCCACGAAAAGGCGCGGCGGACTCCCCAAACAGGCGGCGGGCAAATGGTCGATGAAGTAACGGTCAAATTCGGCGCCGATGTCGGCGAGTTGCAACAGGGTCTCGCCGACGTGCAAAGCGCGCTCGGCGAGCTCGCGCCGCAGCTCAAGGGCGTCTCGGACGGGCTCGCGCAGGCGGCGCAAAAGTCGGCGCCGCTCTCCGGCCAGTTCAAGGATGTCGCGAGCAGCGTCTCCGGCGATCTCGTCAATGCGCTGAAGCTCGCCAAGACGCAGATCGAGGGCGAGATCAAGGCGCAACAGGACGCGCTGGCGATCAAGAAAGTGATCTACGACGGCGAAGCCAGCCTGAAGAACATAAGCGAGGAAGAAAAGCTCGACCTCGTTAAGAAGGCGACGCAAGCGGAATATGAAGCGCATCGCGCGCTGCTGCAGAAGGAGGCCGATCTCGAAGGCCAGAGCGCGCAGCAAAAGCAGGCGGCGCTGAACAAGATCGCGCAGCTCGACGCGAACCACCAGAAGCAGGCGCTGCAACTCGCCTATCAATCCGCGCAGGAGCAGGCGCAAATCTGGCAGGATCTCTCAAGCCGCATCAGCCAGGGCATGTCCGGCGCGATCATGGGGCTGCTGCAGCACACCACGACCTTTCGCGAGGCCGCGCGCCAGATGGCGGTGCAGATCACGCAATATTTCGTGAAGATGGGCACGGACTGGATCGCCGACTACGCCATGACCATCGCGCGCAACATAGCAACGCATGTGATGGGCGAACAGACCATGACGGCGGCGACGCAGGCGGGCGTCGCGGAGCGCAGCGCCAGCGTCGCGGCGGGCGGCGTCGCTGATCTCGCGGCCAAGGCGACGGCGGTGCTCAAAAGCATCATGACCTCATCGGCCGAGGCTTTCGCCGGCGTCTTCGGCTTCATGGCGCCCTTGATGGGACCGGCTGCGGCTGGCCCGGCGGCGGCGGCGCAGACCGCCGTCGCCGGCATGGCCAGCGTGGCGTCATTCGACATCGGGGCCTGGAGCATTCCCGAAGATCAGCTCGCGATGGTGCATAAGAACGAGCTGGTGATGACCGCGAGTCAGGGCGAAGCCTTCCGCAATGTGCTCGACAATGCGAGCGGCAACAGCGGCGGAGATACGCATGTGCATGCGCCGGTGAATTTCCACGTGCATGCGATGGACTCTCAGGGCGTCGCGAACTTCCTGCAAGGCAACGGCAAGGAAATCATGCGCGCGATGGCGGCGCATGTGCGAGACGGCGCGCATCTCGGCCTGCGCGGGTTGAATCCGGCGTGAATTCCCCTCTCCCCGCGCGCGGAGAGAGGGAGACGCGCACGCAGTCGCCCCCATAATAAATCGAGTTCCGCATGACCTTTCCCTATATCGGCGGCATAAATCTCATCCCGGCGTCGGGAGAGTTTGTCTATGACACGATCGCCTATAGCGGCCAGCAACCGGGCGGCGTCATGGCGCCGATAAACACTTATCATGCGCCGGGCGGAACGCGCACCGACGTCATGTATGCGCTCGATCAATTGCAGACGGCGCTGCCAGACTGCACGAGCGTCGCGCTGGTCGTGCAATGGCTGGGAAACTCCCTCGACGCCTCGCAATGCAAGATCTATCCGTCATCCACTTTCATCGGCGGCGGCTTTCAGCCGACGGCGGGCGGCAGCGATTCATGGCGAGTCTCCGATGTGACCCTGGCGACCAGCGGGCTCATTCCGATCAGCAGGCCCGATGGCGTTCATGCGGCCTATGGCGGCACGCCGTCCGATCAATCCGTCGTGCGCTGCCTGCAGGAGATCAAGCGGCGCGGGCTCAAGGCCTCGCTCTATGTCATGATGAACATGGATGTGACCGGACAGCCCTGGCGCGGGCTCGTCACTTACGCCAGCGATGTCTCAGCCGCCGCAACCTCCGCCGCCCTGAGCTTTCTTGGCTCCGCCGCGACCTCGCAATTCACACAGGACGCGACAAATCTGACCGTGCATTACTCGGGCAATGTGCTCGACTTCACCTATCGTCGCTTCGTTCTGCATTACGCCAATCTCGCGGTCATCGCGGGCGGCGTCTCGGTCTTCGCCATTGGCTCCGAATTGCGCGGGCTGGAGGCGATACGCGGCCCCGCCTGGACGCCCGCCGGAACGACGGACGCGAGCGGCAATGCGGTCTGGGATTATCCTTTCGTCGCGGGCCTCGTCGCGCTCGCCAACGACTGCCGCTCCGTTTTCGATGCGGCGGGTCTGACCAGGAATCTCGCCACGCGCGCGAACCTGATCACTTATTCGGCTGACTGGTCGCAATGGACGGGCGTGCAGCACGCGGGCGTCTCCGGCATATTCCCGCATCTCGACAGTCTCTACGCCTCACCGAACATCGACTTTGTTTCGATCGACAATTACATGCCGCTGTCCGACTGGACCACGGGAACTGGCGGCGTCGACGCACGGAACTGGCGCGCGTCCGCGCCCGCGTCATGGCCCGTTAGCCAGCCAGATACAATCGGCTTCGGCCTCACATCCGCGCCCGACATTCATGACAGGAATTATCTCAAGGCCAATATCGAAGGCGGAGAGAAATTCAATTACTGGTATTCGGACTCCGCCAGCGCGCCGGCGCTAGACCCCAATGGAACCCTGCAACAGGTGACGGCGCCGCAGGGCGACAGGCTAGCGCAGGCGCGTAACGCCTATTACGCGGGCCAGCAATTGCTGGCATTCAAGCAATTGCGCTGGTGGTGGAGCAATCAGCATCACGCGGTCTATGACGCCGCCGACGGCGCCGGAGTCGCGCCGCACGGCCCGCAAACGGAATGGGTTCCGCAATCGAAGAGCATCGGCTTTCTCGAATATGGCTTTCCCACCAGCGACCGCGCGACCAATGAGCCGAACATTTTCTTCAACCCTGCCTCAACCTCCGGCGGCGTTCCCTTCTGGTCGGTGTGGAACGCGGCGAAATCCGCGCCGCTGACGGATAATGCAATTGCGCTCACTGCGCTGCAGGCGATATGGGAATATTGGACCAGCGACGGGCGCAACCAGTCTTCCGCCGCCGGCCTGCCGATGATCGCGACAGATCTCATGTTCGCCTGGTGCTGGGACGCGCGGCCGCTGCCGCAATTTCCGCTGCGCACCGACATCTGGACCGACGGCGTCAATTGGGCCAATGGCCATTGGCTCAACGGCAAGCTTCCCTCGCTCATCGCGCCGCCGCCTTCGCCCGCGCCGAACTATGGTCCCTTTCCAACATTTCCGTTGCTGCCCGGACAAGGCTGGTCGAGCGTCGTCCGGCCAAAGTTCGCAACGCAAGCGCATGATCGCGCCTCTGGCAAATCCTCGCGCCGCGCGAGGATGCGCTGGCCGCTTTACGAGATCGAACTGACATTCGATTTCCTGCGCGGCGACGCGACGCAGGAGTTGCAGCAGATCTCCGGCTTCTTCGCCAGCCAGCAAGGACAGGCGCAGCCCTTCTGGCTCGCGCCGCCGGGCCTTTCGGCGATGACAGGACAACTGCTTGGAACCGGAGACGGCGTGACGAGCGTGTTTCCGCTCATGCGCACGACGGGTGGCTTCACCGAACCTCTAGCCGGCGTCTCCAATGTCGGCACGGTCTATGTCGGGGGAAGCGCCCTGCCCTGGAACACTTGGAGCGTTTCCAGCGGCTACCAGCCATCCTTGACGCTGACAATCGCGCCACCCGCGGGCGCGGCGGTGACGATGGACGCCAGCGCGCTTTGGCTCTGCCGCTTCAATGACGACGCGCTCAGCCTTGAGCAGTTCGCTTACAACCTCTTCCGCTCCAGACGCGTGAAGCTGACGACTGTGAAGCTTTAGCGGCCCCCCACCCGACCCGGCCATAGCCCGTCATTCTTGACAGACCATGGCGCGACGGGTGGGGGTTGCGAAACCCACAGACCATTCCAACGAGTCCCCATGTCTCCACCAAACTTCCCCACACTCGCGGGCCAGGGCTTCGTGACGAGGACGCCCGTCGCCGCGACCATTGTCGCGGAGCACGACTCCGGCCGCGAAGTCCGCAACTCGCTTTACGGTGGACTCTATGAATTCGAGGTCGCCTTCGAAGGTCTCGCCTCGGACGGCGCGATGAACCCCGGCCTTGGCGCGGCGTCGCTGCAGGCGGTGATGGGGCTTTATCTCCAATGCGCCGGTGGCCTCGGAACGTTCCTCTACACGGACCCCAACGACAATTCCGCAGTCAATCAGACCATCGCCGTCGGCGACGGAGCGACCACGCAATTCCCATTCAAGCGCGCCATCGGCGCGGCGCTGGAGACGGTTGGATTCGTCACCGGCGTCACGAGCGTCACGCTTGGCGGCGTCGCGCAATCCTCCGGCTGGTCGCTGACCGCGCCCAACATTCTGTCCGTCGCGACGGCGCCCGCCAGCGGCGCGGTCATAGCGGCGACGTTCACCTACGCCTTTGCCTGCCGCTTTCTCGACGACACGCAGGATTTCGAGAACTTCATGCAAAACCTCTGGGCCGCGAAATCCGTCAAATTCAGGAGCGTGCGGCAATGAAAAACGCCTCCCCCGTGCTCGTCTCCTTTCTCGCGCAGGCGCGCGCGAACAGGGACATGACCATCGCTTTCGCGGAATGTTTCACCTTCACGCAGGCGACGGGAACCATCCTCGCCTATACCAACGCCGATGTTCCGATCGGCTATGCGGGCAAGCTGTTTCTCGCCAACGGCCCGCTGGTGTCGGGCCTGAAATATCGCGCCTCGACCGGGCTCAACGTCGACCGGCAGGAGATCGTCATCGCCGCGCGGCCGGGCGATCTCGCCAGCGGCGCGCCCTTCCTCACCGCGCTGCGCGACGGCGCCTTCGACGGCTGCATATTGCAGCGCGACCGGGTGTTTTTCTCGGACTATGTAGGCGGAACGCTCGTCGACGGCGTGACGCTGTTTCACGGCCGCGTCTCCACTGTCGATGAAGTCGGACGCACCAAGGCGCGCGTGACCGTCGCCAATGATCTTGTGCTGCTCGACGTCGACATGCCGCGCAACATCTTCGCGCCGACCTGCCTGCATACGTTGTATGACCTTGGCTGCGGCATTCCGGCAGGCGCCTTCTCGACCAATGACGTCGCGGGCGCCGGATCAAGCGCGACGCTGATCAATTTCGCGGGCGCGCAGGCGGCGCATGCGCAAGGCTCGCTGATTTTCTCAATGGGCGTCAACGCGGGCCTGCGCGTTGCGATCAAATCCGTGGTCGCGGGCGTCTCGGCGACGCTGATGTATCCGCTTCCCAATGCGCCTGCTCCCGGCGACGCGCTCACCGCCTTCTGGGGCTGCGACCACACGATGGGAACCTGCCAGGCGAAGTTCGACAATCTGGCGAATTTCCGCGCCTTCCCCTTCGTACCGCCGCCGCAGATGGCGGTGTGAACGCGCCTTTCACAGGACTCTCCCCATGCGCAACGCCATCGTCGCCGAGGCGCGGTCGTGGATCGGCACGCCCTATCACAATTGCGCCGACATCAAGCGCGTCGGCGTCGATTGCGGCATGATGCTGGTGCGCGTCTATGTCGATCTTGGACTCGTCGCGCCCTTCGATCCGCGCCCCTATACGCATGACTGGCATCTGCATCGCGGCGAGGAGCGTTACCTCGACGCCCTGCTGGCGCGCGCGGTCAGGGTCGAACGGCCAGACCACGGCGACGTCATGCTGTTTCGCGTCGGGCGTTGCTATTCACATGGCGGCGTCGTCACGCGCGCCGATCCGCTCACCATCGTGCATGCGTCCTTTCCCGCGCAAATCGTGCTGGAGGAGACGGTGATGCAAAACGCACAGATGCGCGAGCGCGCGGACTCCGCGCTGTTCGCCAGCATTGTCGAGGTTCTGGCATGAGCTTTCTCGCAACGAAAAAAGCCTCGCCGCAGAGCGCGATGGTATGGCCGACCTATACCGGCCTGCAATTGCAGACATCCTCGAACTCCATGCCCATACCGCTGATGTGGGGCATGACGAAGCTGGCGGTGAACATCTTCTTCTACGCCAATTTCCAGTCGCATCCGGTCTATTCTCCGGAACAACGGACCGGCAAGGGCGGCAAGGGCGGCGGCTGGGGATTGCAGCTCACCGGCTGGACCTACAGCGCCGATCTAATGATGGCGCTGTGCGAGGGGCCGATCGTCGGCGTCAATCAATCCTGGCAGGGGCAGTCCTCCTACGGCGCCCAGTTCGTCACCACCGGTTGCGCCTATGGCGGCGAGGGCGCGGGTCCGGCGGTTGTGACAGGCGGAGGATCGTCGCTGTCCAGCGGCGGAGTCGCTGGAACGCTTCTCGGCGCGACCAGCGCTGGAACAGGCCTCGGCGCATTGGGGCTGACTCTCTTCAACGGAACCACGCCGCAGGCGACATGGGGCTATCTCGCGGCGAATTATCCGACGCAGGCGCTGGCCTATCCCGGCGCGGCCTATGTCTGCGCGGCCAATTACGGGCTCGGCTCGGACGCCAGCATCGGCACGCTCAATTTCGAGGTACAGGGCCCGCTGTTCGGCACCGGCGCCAATGGCCTCGACGCCGATCCGGCGCAGGTGATCGCGGATTTCCTGCTCAATCCGCAATATGGCGTCGGCTTTCCCGGCGCCAGCATCGACGCGACGACGCTTTACGGCAGCGGTGGCGACGCCTCCGTGCAGAGCTATTGCCGCGCGATGGGGCTTTGCTTCAGCCCGTTGCTCAATCAGACCGAAAGCGCGTCGAGCGTGCTGACGCGCTGGCTGCAGCTGTTGAGCATAGCCGCCGTCTGGTCTGGCGACCGTCTGCGCTTCATCCCGTACGGCGACGCGACGGTGACCGGCAATGGCGTTGAATATGTCCCGAATCTCACGCCCGCCTTTACGCTCACGGACGACGATCTGATCTACAGCCACGGCGAGGATCCGATAAAAGTCTCGCGGCTCGATCCCTTCACGCTCGCGAATTTTCAATGGATGGAGATGCTGAACCGCACAGGCGTAAGCCCCGGCTACGCGCCTTCGACCATTCTTGAACCGCAGGGGCTTCCGGAATATCAGGCGACGCCGATCTCGGCGCGCGACCAGGCGATGATCGAGCAATATGGCCTGCGCGTCGGCTCGACCATCACGGCGCATGAGTTCTGCGACATCAATGTCGCCTGCGTCGCCGTGCAGACGATCCTGCAGCGCGGACTTTATGTCCGCACCAATTTCAAATTCGCGCTGGGCTGGGAGTTCTGCCTGCTCGATCCAATGGACATCGTGGCGCTCACCGACGCCAATCTTGGCCTCGCCGCGCAGCCCGTGCGCATCATCGACATCGAGGAAGACGACAGCGGCAGGCTCTCGATCACCGCCGAGGAGCTGACCATCGGCGTCTCCATGCCCGCCATCAATCCGTCGGGCACAAGCGGCGGCGGTTCGATCAACACGGGCGTCGCCGCCGATCCCGTGAATGCGCCGCTGATCTTCGAGCCGCCGCCGGCCTTGACCAACAACGCCGCTGAAATCTGGCTGGGCGCCTCGGGCGGCGCGAATGGCGTCGCCGATCCGAACTGGGGCGGATGCACGGTCTGGGCCTCGCTCGACAATGTAGCCTATCAAAAGATCGCGACGATCACGAACCCGATGCGCCAGGGCGTACTGACCGCGCCGCTGCCGCTGGCGAGCGGCTATGACGCGGCCGACACGCTGGCCGTCGACCTCACCGAGAGCGCGGGAACGCTCGCGACATCGACGCAGGCCGCCGCGCAAGCGGGGCAGACTCTTTGCCTCGTAGACGGCGAATTGCTCGGCTTCGCCAGCGCGACGCCGACGGCGGCGAACAAATATAATCTCACCGGCCTGCCGCGCGGCATGTATGGCTCCGCGCCCGCCGCGCACGCGATTGGCGCGCAATTCGCGCGGCTCGACGGCGCCATCGCGCAATATGCCCTGCCCGCCAATTTCATCGGCAAGACGGTCTATCTGAAGTTCCAGAGCTTTAACGTCTTTGGCGACGGCGTGCAGGATATCTCGACCTGCGCCGTCTACAGCCATGTGCCGAACGGGAACGGGCAGGTCGGCCAGATCGTGCTCAATTTGCAGCAGGGAATAGCGCAGGACTGGGGCTACGCCAGCGCTCCTGTCACGCAGGGCGACGACTGGGGCACGGTGGGGAGCCCGTATTATGTCGCGGTGGATCTGGGGAGCGTGAGCGGGTAAGGCGCGGTAATATAGCTGCAGTTATTGCGGAGAGCGAAGCGAAGCGGCGGCCGTAATTCAGAAACACTTTCTCATTTTTGCAACCCGTGCAATTATCCTTCCGATTCTTTCGGAGGATATTAAGATGGCAACCCAAAAATCAAAGACATTACATTATCGACGCGCCACCTGGATTAAAAAGAGGCCAAAAACAAATTTTGAAAGCTATATTCGACAGATGAGCCAGAAGCTGACGACTGTCGCGGATAAAACTATTACTATTGACGGCGAGAAATACACGGGCTGCGCTAAACTCAAAAAACTCAATCCAACCGGTGTCTTACTACACATCGTTACCCAGACGCCTGGCGAATCCGCATCCGTCGTACCCCATACCGCGCCCACTTCGGTAGAGCTCGACGTTGGAACCGCGACGCCGCCAAATGGTTCGGAGTTTTTAGATGGCGACGCGTTTCTGCTTGTTTATGGAAATGATGTTTGCATATGCGCTGGCGGTCTGCGCGATGGTGGGGTGCGCCAATATTTTTCGGAGCTATTTCGCAAGGCAAGAATGAGTGACAACTCGACCCAGTTCGAGTTGATGAAGGTCGCCAACGTCAACATCGTGAATCTGATAAACTCCCAAGGCGTGAAGGAAATTGATCTACGCTCCACTATGTATGAGGCGACGGCAAATTATTCTCGCAGGAAACACAAGACAGACGGGGCACTAGGA